TGATGACGCACAGATCGGGTCATCGGGTAATGGCGCAAAGATCGGGTCATCGGGTTATGGCGCAAAGATCGGGTCATCGGGTTATGACGCACAGATCGGGTCATCGGGTAAAAATAGCGTGGTAATGTGTGCCGGGAATAATTCAATAGCGAAGGCAAAAATTGGCTCTTGGATAACACTTGCTGAATGGGGAAGAGACGATAATGGAGATTGGATCCCGATAAACGTGGTAACAAAAAGGGTTGACGGGGTCGAGATAAAAGAAGACACTTATTACAAGTTAGTCAACGGGGTATTCACGGAAGTTGATAGATAATAATTTAAGTATATGAAAAAAGGTGATAAAGTAACTACAACACACGTGGAAGGGATATTCACGGTGAAAAGCATTGACGAAAAAAGCGGGATCGCCACGATCAAGCAGCAGAGAGGATTGATGTTCAAGGTTCCCGTTAGCTCTCTACGCAAGGTTCTTTAGTTCTGTTATTTGTTTGTTGGTAATTAAAAACGGCCGGGTGGAAGTCCCGGCACACGGTGGGTAACAGCTTGGAGAAGCATTATTCCTGAAACCGATGACACCCAAGGGGTTCGATTCCCCTTCCCACCTCTCTAAAAAAGAAAACCGCCTGTATTGAACGATAGCGGTTAAAAAAATCCCGAAACTGGTGCAGGGAAATGAATCCAGTCAACGCATGACGGTAGCGAATCATCGTCACGGGTGCAGCCCCGGTTGAATCTGCCGTGAACCTCGAATAGAGTAGTATCGAAACAATCCTCGCGGAGAACATGACTGGTTGACTTGTCCCTTTCAGCAGCAGGTAAAAATAAGAACTTCATAAACCCCGGTCGATTCAGTCGTGCGCTTCGATGCGAGCCGGGGACAAATTTAATTACAAATGTACGTATAACTTTTAAATCGAGCAAATTATGGCTATTATCAAGAAATCGGACGTGTTCCCGAAACGTCCAGTGATTATCGTTATTTACGGGACTCCCGGTGTGGGGAAAACTTCTTTGTTCAACACGAGTAAAAACCCGATATTGTTAGATTGTGACCGTGGGGCTGACCGTTCGGTGAATCGTCAAGACACTATCGTTGCTACTAACTGGGAAGAGGTGTTACAAGACGAGGGAGAAATAAAGAACTACGACACGTTAGGAATTGATACTGCAAAATCGGTCTTGGATGACTTTCTCATGACTCACGTTATCGAGCAAGACTACAAGATGAAGGCGAACAAGCTGAAAGCTTACGGTGCCATCGGTGACGAGTTCAAGTTATTCGTGAACAAGAGAAGGAACGAGGGGATTGACATAGTTGTTATCGCTCACGCCAAGGAAGAGAAAGACGGTGATGTTATCAGGTTATCCCCGGACGTGACCGGACAATCTAAAGACTTGTTGCTGCGCATCGCCGATCAAGTCGGGTTCTTGACGATGGTGAACAACAAGCGAACCTTGACATTCGAACCCACGGACAAAACAATCGGCAAGAACGTGGCTAAACTGCCAACGCTAGAGATTCCAGACGAGAACGACCCGGCATTCTTGACGTTCATGGCTGACATCATCGAGAAAGTGAAGGAGAGCATACAGAAACAATCGGAGGCTCAAAAAGAGGCTCTTGAAAAAGTTAGAGAGTTGACATCAGCCATAGAAACGATGGAAACACCGGAACAGGCGATGGAAATATCTGGCGAGATCATGAACTTGACCAAGATGCAACAAGCGGGGTTAAGAAAGATGTTCTCGGAGAAGACCAAGTCAATCGGGATTAAATACAACCCGGATACCAAAACTTTCGAGAGATGTACACAGTCCGCGTGACCCAGCTTGAAAAGTTCAGGAGGTACATGGATTCGGTATCTCCTTTTGACACGGAACAGAGCGTGATAGACACGTTGTCCGGGGAGTTCAAGGGTAACGAGTACACTTGGATAGGAACGGCGTTTCACAAGATCGTGGAGGAAGGTGAAAAAGCGTGGGAGAACGGGATAGTGAGAACGGGTGGCGGGGATGTCAAGATGAACGAGAGCCAGAAGAACGTCGCCATGGCGTACCGGAACTCCATGCCGGAGGCGTTTCACGAGACACGTTTAAACAAGGTGTTTCAAACGAGATTCGGGGAGGTGAACATTAGCGGGTGCGCTGACATCATTCACGGCAACGTGATTCACGACATCAAGACCAAGTACTCGTCCCCGAACCAGCAAGAATACATCGATAGTTGTCAATGGAGGTTCTACCTTGAAATATTCGACGCTAACCAGTTCGTGTTTGACCTTTTTCATTTCATGAATTACAAGAAAGAGGTGAACGGGTTCGATGTTAGTGGCTTGCAACTGAAAGTTATCGAGCCAATACCCTGCTTAAGATACGAGAAGATGGAAACGGATAACAGGATATTGCTTGAAGACTTCATGGACTGGATAAACACTAAACAATTATATCATCTTTTAAACTTCGAACAAAATGGCTAACACTATAACGGGTAAGATACATAAGATATACCCAACAGAAAGAAAGGAAATTAACGGTAAAGTTTACCACGAGAGAATATTGGTTATCGATAACACTAGATACGACCAGTACACGGGAGAACCGGGTTTCTCCTCTTTCCCATCGTTCTCGATTAACGGTGACGAGAAATGCCGGGAGCTTGATTCTTTCGTCGAGGGCGAGGTGGTGACGGTTTCTTTTGACATTCAAGGCTTGAAATACAATGACAAGAACACGGGGGAGGAAAAATACTTCAACAAGGTACGGGCTTACAAGATCGAGAGAGTTGAAAGGTACAACAAGGGTAATAATCAAACCACAGTTACCGAGAAAACGGGGGTGGATAACCATTCCCAAGAAGAAAAGGACGATTTCCCCTTCTAATCGATGGTTTACGATTTAAGCAAAGAACTAGACAAGAAGAGAGCCGCCGAGCGGTTTCAATTCTTGTTAAACAAGGGCGTGAAAATCGAGTTAACCGAACGCAAGAAGAAAAGGACGATCCAGCAAAACGCTTACTTGCACGCCTTGATCGGTTACTTCGCTATAGAGACGGGCAACACTATGGAATGGGTGAAACAAAAGTACTTCAAGTTGCTTTGCAACAAGGAATTGTTCGTTAGAGAGAAAGAAGATGAATTTCTGGGTCACGTGAAGTACTCTCGTAGCAGTGCAGACCTTGACACCGGGGAGATGACTCTAGCGATAGAGAGGTTCCGGGACTGGGCAAGCCAAGAGGCTGGAATCTATTTACCGGAACCACACGAAACCGAGATGCTGGAGCAAATAGAGATCGAGATAAAGAAACACGAACGTTACTTATGAAATCCATCCCCAACACCCTACACGCCGGCTTGATCAAGTTACTTGAATCGTTACCCGATCACGTGACCGGGAACACGACTCGGGAGCTTGAGTTCAAGAGGAAGGCAACGTTATTAAAAAGGAAACTTGAAAGATGTAAGGACATAACACATGAAAGTACAGCTAATAAACCTCGGCCGCAACAAGGTGAACGAGATAGTTTACCCGGCTGACATGAAAGTCTTGCAGAGGATAATCAACAAGCACGTGTTAACCACTTGCTGGGATATGATTCCCTCTAAAAATGAAGATAACGAGTACCATATCATTAGAAGTATGGATATTATTGGAACTATTAAAATTCTAAATAAATAGAACATGAAAGTATTAGTTAAAAATTACAGAGGAACAGCTGAAATATGGCTTGACTTGGCAGCAATTCCTCAAAAAGGAGAATATTTAATGTTTTCTATCCTTGAAGGCATGGATGGACTTGCGCTTAAAGAAAAAAAATTAGCAGAGGAAAGCTCGTCATTCATTGATGACGATAATGAAGAAAATGAATGTGGGAATCCTGCGTATGTTGTAACAGATCGCCAATTCCATAATAATGGCGTTGTAGTATTATATGTCAGAATGGAAGAATGGGTGGTATAAATCAACTATTAAGTAATCTTTTTGAAGGAGAATTCCGGATGCCTTCGGGGCATGGACGTGATAGGAATGATTAAAATTTTAAAACGATAAAAAATTATGACAGCGAATTGGTTTGAAGTAAAAGTAAAATACACGAAAGTAGATGAAGACGGCAGGCAAAGAAAAGTGTCCGAATTATACCTATTGGATGCCGTTAGTTTCACGGAAGCGGAGAGTAGAATTATCGACGAATTAAGAGAGATAATTCAGGGCGATTTCTACATAGAGGCGATAAAGAAATCCAACATTACCGAACTAGTAGAATCGAATGACGGTAACGATGATAAATGGTTCAAGGCGAAAGTCACCATTATTGACGCTGACAGTATTTCCGGCAGGGAAAAAAGATCGAACCAGTACTTTCTCGTTGCCGGTTCCGACGTTGACAAGTCGTTGGAAAATTTACAGAAAGCGTTATCCACTTACGTTGTCCCGTTCGAGATCGTGCAAGTTGGTGATTCAAATATAATGGACGTGTTCCCTTATTTCGAGGATAAACAAGAATAAAAACACGGCCCGGTTTCCCCGGGCATTTGGAGAAGAGGCAAAATAGGAAATGCTGTGAAAGATTGTGTATGGGGATTATGCACCCGGTATTCCTACGCATAAGACTTAGCGATTCAGTATCAAACGGAAAGCACAACAAAATCGCCATCTCGGTTCGACTCCGGGCTTCTCCGCTAATTAAAAACAACTAAACATGATACAAGTAATACACGGTAAAGTGCCTAGCAAATCCAACTCGTACAAGGTTATAACCTTAAACGGACATGGTTCACTGGCAAAGCAAAAGACGCTTAAAGATTACGAGAAATCATTTTACTTGCAATGCGACAAGTACAGGAACAAGAACATGGACGGTTTATTCGAGATACGGCTGAAAGTTTTTTACGAGAATAAACGCCCCGACCTTGATAACTGCTTGAAAGTGGTACTTGATTGCCTGCAAGAATGCAAGGCCATCAAAAACGATCGTGATTGCGTGAAGGTAGTTGCCGAGAAATTTATAGATAAAATGAACCCTCGAATTGAATTTGAATTAAACTGGGTGTAATAAAAAAACGGGACAGGCAAAATTCAGGGGTAGACGCTCTAACATCTACCCCGTGGTTAAACTACTTGCGTACTACACGAACTCTCGTTCTGACGGTTGTACGTACTGTCGTTCTAACCCGAATCTGGATTTTAGCCATATCATTAATTTTTTATAATTAAACAATAACGAGAAAAGTCTCGTCGGCCCGCTTTGAGCCTCGCCATATCTCTCGGCGGTTCCGGGCTAAATCCGCTACAAAGTTAAAAAAAATGTAGTACCTGTCCCGTTTTCAATCAAATAATGGAGGTTGTGAACGAATATTTTAATAGACATGAAACGATTGATTGAATACTTCAAAAGAAAACAAGATGCGAGACTCAAACGCTTATGCGTTAAAGAATCGGCAAGATCATGCAAGAGCGGTGAAGAATTAGTCTCCACCGCCAAATGGATTTACGATTGGATTAAAAACAAGCAATCCATTTCAAGATGAAACGTCCTACCAGACCACCCAAACCACCCTCTAACCCACCGGATCGTGGTATAGTGATCATCGCTACATCCCAACCCACGGACTGCCTAACCTGTATTCACCATTCAGTTTGGAAGTACAACTTGATCGAGTGCAAGTACAGGGTTTGCCCGCAACCCAATTGTAAAGACAACAACATCACTTGCGTAAATTATGAGAGATAGAACAATGACACACGCCTCCCTTTGCACCGGCATCGGTGCCTGTGAACTCGCCGCCACGTGGATGGGAAATAAACTTAATTGAACTAGATATGGATGAAATTTGGAAAGATATAGAAGAATCTGAAGGAGTATATCAAGTGTCTTCTTTAGGTCGTGTACGATCAACTGATCGTACAGTTATTAGGCAAAATGGGAGGAAACAAATAATTTATGGAACAATAATTAAACAACAGACAAACGAACGTGATTACAAGTATGTAAGTTTGCGTTTAAACAAGAAGAAAACGGTTAAACTTGTACATAGACTTGTTGCAAAAGCGTTTATCCAAAATCCATACAATTACCCCCAAGTAAATCACAAAGACGAAAATCCATCAAATAATAATGTAAACAATTTAGAATGGTGTACAGCTAAATACAACATGAATTACGGTACATGTATGAGTAGAGCGCATGCTTATTTTGTGAAGAAAGTCGCACAATATAAAAAGGATGGATCTATCGTTAAGATATATGACTCTTCAAATAATGCAGCCATTTCAATAAATGGGAACAGAAGTGCTATACAACACGTGTGTCAAGGGCGTAGTAAAACATCTGGAGGGTTTGTATGGAAATATGTTACCTCATAACCAATTAGTTTACGAGATTTTCAAAGCAATCGAGCGAGTAGAAACAATAGCTTGAACTATAAAATTACACGATGAAGAAAATCAAGAAATCACACATACGATTGGAATATATCAACTGCACGAATGACGCTGATATTATTGAATCGCACGGGGATAGAATGGTACATATTTATTCACGAGAACATGGACTTTACTGGAGTGGGGAAAGCGGGTACACGAGAGACAAGACGAAGGCTCACGCTTTCACCCTACGACACGCTTACGGGCTCACGAAGCTATGCGGCCCGGAGAAAGGGATAGAATTTCATTTTATCGAAAAAGTACTACAAATAGACACGATAATTTGCCCTAATTGCGGGGGAACGTGTCAAGCGGAAGTGAAAGAGTCATTTCCTTTCAATGACTTTACTCACAAGTGTGAGCATTGCGGTTACTGGATCATGGAATCAGAATGGGAAACTATAAAAAAATAAACTATATGAGCAAGAAAAGAGCAACCCACTCCGGGAAAATCACGATCCCGGTAGAAGTGAAATTCAAGACGGTAAAACGTGAAGAAGAATTTGTTAGCATGACAGCTTACGATATGATGGCCAACGCTTACAAGGAAGCCTTTGACGAGTGTACACGATTGAAGGCCAAGCTGGCGAGAATACAGGAATTGATTAAAGACAAGTAGCGATGAGCAAGAGTTATAAAACCGTTATCGACCGGATCACGGTTGATAACAGGTGGAAGCGTCCTAGCTTCAGCAGGTCTGGAGACTGGACGATAATAGGCATCAGGCAAAGGTGGTATTCTCCAACCGAGTACGAAATTATTTTCTGTTTCTTCGGATACGATATTAGAGTGTGGTTGAAGAAAGAATTTTTAAACAGGTAATTGCAACATGAATTACATCGAGCAGATTAGAAAGTTTTGGCAATGCAATAACGAGCGTCCTATCGGTTGTAATGCGACCGCTTTGTATTTTTATCTTTTGAATATAAACAATTCATTAGGCTGGAAGGACACGTTTAGACATTCCGACAGGTATATCGCTATCCAGTTAGGTATATCAGTCAACACGGTTAGAACTGCTAAAAATTTACTCGCACAACTTGGTTTAATTTCTTTCAAGGCTCCTCAAAAAAAATCGAAAAGTTTAGATGGTTGCACGTTGTATAGTTTATCATCCGTGTTAAATACTGATACGGATGTTGACACGGATGCTGATACGGATGTTGACACGGATGCTGATACAAGAGATAAACTAAACAAAACTAAACAAGAAAATATAGAGAGTGTCTGTCTATCCCCACCGGGAGAGAATTTGGAAGAACAAACTAGAAAGGTGGATAAAAACGATCCCCCTAAAAAAGTCGTGAAAAAGAAAGAAAAAAGTTCCGCGAAAAAAGAAAGAAAGAATTTCACCCCTCCATCGGTTGATGATGTTTCAGCTTATTGCAAGGAGAACGGATACACGATAAGCCCTTGGAAATTCGTGAACTATTATACTTCTAACGGGTGGATGGTAGGCAGAACTAAAATGAAAGATTGGCAAGCGGCGGTTAGAAATTGGCAATCAAAAGAAAAAGAATATGGAAACAAGAACAGCACGGTCGTTCTCGATTCAAGACCTGATTCAAAGCTTCGAGATTCAAGCGATTTCTCACAGAAAGACTATTCAACTGGCTTTTGAGGAAACCATAGAGAATGATAGGGTTTACGATGAACACGCTAAATTCATTTGCGAGCTTGGAAATAATTACTGTCGAAGCGAGTTTCGAGAGTTTGTCGTTGATGAACACAACAAGAGCGTGTTAAGATTCCTAACGTATTATTTCAACGGCAGCAAGAAGGCTCTTGAGGTATTCCCGGACAAGGATTACAAGTTACACAAGAATATCCTTCTAGTTGGCCCACCGGGAACCGGGAAGACCATGATAATGCAAATATTCTCTGATTACTTGCGAATCATGGGAAACCCGAACCAGTTTTATAACATCAGTCTAACCCAGATGGCTAATCATTACAAGTTAAACGGAAACATAGACCGGTACACGTACAACGAGACCGGTGCAACCGGGTTTGAAGGAAATCCCATGAACGTGTGCCTTAACGACATCGGGATAGACCTGGGCAAGCAAAAAAGTTTCGGTACAGACATGGGGTCTATCGTTGAAGAATTTCTTTTCGCCAGGTACGAGATTTTTCAAAATCACCGGAAAAGGACTCATCTAACCAGCAACTTGAGCGTGAAAGATTTTAAAAACACGTTCGAGAGTAGATTGGTTGACAGGTTCAAGATTTACAACGTTATCTCTTTAACCGGGGAATCAAGAAGAAAGTAATTCATAAAGAAGAGTTAATAACATATCATGACAGCAAACAGAATAGAACACCCGGATTTCCAGAATTCAAAGGAACTGGCCCGGCGTGACGAGGAAATCATAAGACAGAAGAAAATCAAGTCCCCGAAGCCCGGTAAGTTCCGGGTCAAGGATGGGAACGCCACCTACTTTTTCAAAACGGAAGAGCGGATGAGAAATTCTATCATCCACACCAAGGAGTTTAAATCAAGGTATTTTAAAAGAATGGATTAACATGGGAACAACGATAAATATCAAGCCAGGCAAGTTTAGGATCCCGGTAGTAGTCCCGAGAAGAAACGGGATTGACGCTATTTCAGTGCTAGATCTTGATGACAGGATGAAGTACATTTATTCCGGCTTGATCGTCGCTGACACGATCGACGGGTATATACTAGAGTTGATCAACGACACGAAACGGTCTAACCTGTACCGGCAAGGGTTCAAGGGATCGTTAAACGAGATGAAACGCCGGATTGACAAGTACAAGTCTATCATGTACGACTCGGTATGCATAACTGAATCTTCAAAGAGAGAGTTGACAAGTAACCTTGACACGCTTGATGACGAGTTCGGGAACGACATCAAGATATTATTTCACTCGATCAAGAGATACGTGCAGAAGTTCATCGATAACCAGGATCACGTCACTTGCATAGCGAGAGCGTCAATTATCAACGTCCTTTCCGGCTACTCGATCATGAATGACGAGAATGTATCGAGGATCATGAGCAAGGTTATGATGCGTGACGTTTGCCTGGATGACGTTAACATCAAGGCTATAAACTTCGAATCGAAGAAGTTTACCGGTTTATTCGCCTCTATTTACGGTGAGGTGGATATAGACTTGAATAATTGCGACGAGATATTCACGGCCTTCTCGATCATTGACAAGAAGATGAACAAGATTCACGAGATATTAAAACAAACGGCGTAACAAGAAATTAAGTGAAGAATACCAGCGAAAGCTGGCTAGAGACCATGGACACAAAAAAAGGATATTTTATAAATCACGTGGATGAAGCTCAATCTTTTATCGAAAAGCTAACCAATGAAAAAACGGCCCAAATTCCTTATCCCATGGATTCAAGTGACAAGAGTTATTATATAACGATCAGCGGGAAAGTATTCTTTGCTAAAACGATTAGCGGGAAAGGATTCGTGATTCAAAAGGAACACGTGAGGCGTCCTTTGTCCGAGAAATTCGTCAAGCTATCAACCGGGAAACACCGTGAAATTCAAGTGACGGTGGCGCAATGCCTGTACAACTCGTTCGTGATTGGCAAGTGGCTTGATGTCAGGCCATGCTACAAGAACGGCAACAAGCTTGATTACTCGTTAGATAATTTAGTATTACCTTTCGAGGCCTCCCCGTTCATATCGTCAAGCAAAATGGGGATGTACGCTGGATTGTATAAATCACATTTTGAACGGGTACGGTTATACTTGTCAAGGACGTTTAACTTATCAAAGGAAGATGCAGAAGATATTGTTCAAGACGCTTTTATTCACGTGACATGCAACAGGGATTGTGAAGACGTTCTCGTAACGTGGGTGTGGTATTGCAAACAAAGAGTAAAAGATTTTATTCAAAAGAGATGCTCGTTATCGTGTTTTGATTACGACCCGTATTTTTTCAACAAGGATTTCGAGTTTCCCCTTTACGACTTGTTGCCCGTGAAGAGAGACAGGGAGATACTAGAGATGAGATACAAGGGATACAAGAACACGGAAATTGCTAAAATATTATCAATTAGTAAAGGAAACGTGGATGCTAGAATATCAAGATCATTAACCTTGATCAAGAAAATATTAAAAAAAGACCTGGAATATTATGAAAAAAGAAGACGTGTTTAAACTTTTCGGCATAGAGGATCTAAGGGATCTTCCAGATGCCGTTACAAAAATTATAGAGGGTGATTTAAACGACCGAAACGATATGTACAAGGAATTAATTAGATTGAACAATTACGATATGTCTCACGATTGGTTCCAAGAATTGTACGAGAGCGAGCTATCCGAGAGAAAACAGAAAAAACAAGATTTCACGCCCAATTCTCTAGGAATTCTATGCTCGGAATTAACCGGACAACATGGGCACCTTCACGAGCCAACCGCCGGGAACGGTTCTATGATAATAGCAGACTGGTGGCAGCGTTGCAACAAGTTGATCCCGTGGGAACATTTCCCGTCTCAACACATGGTAACGTGCTGGGAGTTGTCATCGAGATCTATCCCGATCCTGTTACTGAACCTGTCGATTCGTGGAATCATGGGGTACGTGTATCACGGGGACGTGCTTGAAAACGAGATAAAACAAAAATACATATTACTGAACCAGAGGGATGACACCCTGGCGTTCTCGGAAATAATTAAAGCTAGTGCTAACATGAAAATAGTTCAAAAATGAAACTTAGAGAAGTGTACGACACTTGGGTGCCGTTTAAAAAACGTCAAGTGAAAATATCCACGTTAAGCTGTTACAAAATGCTATACGTTAACATCATAGACCCAGTACTTGGGAACTTGGACGTGGAAACGTTAAACAAGAAGGTGATAATCCCTTTTATCTATAAATTGATGGATTCCGGGAAATCAAAAAAATATTGTTCGGATATACTCATAGTTCTAAAGATGCTCATCAAGTTTGCATCGGATGAACTTGATATAATAGTCCCTGATACGAGCTGGAAAATGACATGGCCAACCAAGAACAAGATTTTAGCGACAAAAATAGAAAGATACACGCCGTCAGAATATCGTGCTATTGTGGATTACGTTCTTGAAAACCCTTCACCGCTCAACCTCGGGATACTGTTGACAATTTGCACCGGGATGAGAATAGGTGAAATATGCGCGTTACAATGGAGTGACATAGATATTGGCAACAAGACTATACACGTTAGTAAAACTTTGGGAAGAATATACATGATGGATAACGACAGCGATCATGATAAAAAATCAAGAATCGAAATAGGACCTCCAAAAACATCATCGTCTGACAGGTACATACCTATCATGAAAAACGTTATGCCAATAATCAAGAAATTTTCAGCGGTATGCAACCCTGATTACTACGTGTGTACTTGCTCTAACAAGTTCACGGAACCACGCACGTTCAGAAATTATTATCGTGATTTTATTTTAAAAAAAGTGAAACTAGATCATTGCATCAAGTTTCACGGGCTCCGTCATACTTTCGCTACCACGCTTATAGAGAATAAGGTTGACGTGAAAACAGTTTCAATGTTACTAGGGCATTCCGATATAAGCACAACGATGGACATATACGTGCATCCATCGGATCAAACAAAAATGGAAGCTGTAAACAGCGGTTTAAAAAAGATATTCAAGTAAACAGAAACTAACTAAAAAGAGAAAGTGATCATGAAAGCAGAAGATTTAGTAAATAATAATTCCCTGACCAATATAGAGGTTACTGGCAGGGATACGGTAGTGTACACGGGAATAGCACTAACGGCCATAAACATGGCAAGAATGGAAGAACGGGAAAACGTGTTAAAATGGATTAGCGTTGAAGAACGATTACCGGAATTAAACGAGAACGTGTTGTTGTTAATAGAAGGCGTTCCCGTGATTGGTTTGGGAGAAAACGTGAATGATAAATGTTTAGGTGTCGAGTACTGGGCGAGAATACCCCTATTACCAAAAGATGCTATCATGAATAATAGCAATAATGAACCCGAAACTGTCACCTTCACTGTTCAAAAAGGACAGACCAACTGTGACGATTGCAAGTTCAAGAGCCTGTGTTACGACGCTAACATAGAGCTGGTACACCTGCTTAAATGCAACGTGTACGATCTGAACTCGATAACGGAAGTTGAACGACAAAAATAAATTCAAATGAAAACATTTAGCGTTTACGATATTGTTCACAAGATGATCGGTAGCGTTCATCCTGTTGGAGATTCAGCTATCGACAAGGAAAGGTTCATAAACCTTGTATGTCAATCGGACTTGCTTGAATTGCTGTTTCAAGAGATACACGAGGTGTACGACCAAAACAAGGATAGTCACGAGGAATCGTGCAGGAGATGTGCCGAGAAAGCCCGTGACACATTGAAAGAGATAATAGATTTTTATTCAGATAAAATAAATTAGCCATGTTCACGACAAAATGCTTTATAAGAATTAATACCCCAGAACTAAGGAGCAAGTTGAAAAAGATGGGATACCGGGTTTGCCGTTGCACCGAGGAAACAACCGCCGTGTACTTGATGGCTGGACACGGGGATATTCACGCCGTTCACGATGAATCGGTAGACATATTCGAGGACGAGGTGAAATCTGGGACGTGCAAGCTAATTGATTGCGGGGACGACGAGTTGCTCTTTCTCGCCCTCGCCGCAATGAGGGATGACACCGATAACGAACAGCTCTTCACGAACGGGATCGACTGGGCGATCAAGAGGGAAGCTACTAGAGGTTTGGGATTACCGGGTTTTGAATATCTAAGTTTTCCACGTGACGTTAACACCCCGTTACACAAGGCAACGGAAGAGGAAATAATGAATTATTTTCAAACACCAGTATTATGAGAGAGAAAATAGAAACTTTATTGAAGGCGTTCATCGTTGTATCCTCAGCAGTGGTGTTTCTCGCCTTGTTATCGTCAGTGTTAAAATACTTCCTGCCGGGTGGAGAGTGGATCGTGTCAGGTATCTTTATCATTACCGGGACGTGGTCAGTTTACAGGGCGATGAAACCTAAAAGGAGGTACTTCTCCGTGTGTTACTATGTAAATAATATGATCGGCAACGTCATGTTTGCAGGCGAGCATTACACAGCCGTTCTAGCCGGTAAAATAGTTCGAGAGAGTTTAAGGGATGATGGGAATGATATTCCTGACGATTGTCATGTTACGATAATCTCTTGCACGGAGGTAAGGAAAGAGGATTTCGATCACGCTAAGCAACAAAGATCACGTGCATAAAAAAAGGAGACGTGCAGGCATCTCCTCTAAAACAGGTGTAAGTACTCCTGATAACATGCGGTGCAAAGATATAATTATTTTAAAAGCATCGAATTCGATGGGTTTAAAAATTCAAAATAAATTTGTTGTTTAACTCGATTATCATATCTTTACATCACCAAACAAGAGAACAGAATATCAGGAATATCATGAAAACTAGGGTTTTATTCAGAAAGGATGTCGCTATCCAAGCCATCTTGTACGTGGCGCACGCCATTGGCGAGAGGAAAGACATACACAAAATATGCAAAACTCTCTATTACGCGGATCAGATGCATCTGTCTAAATACGGAAGAAGTATAACAGGAGATGTTTACATTGCCATGAATTACGGTCCGGTACCTTCTAATATTGAGGATATATTCAAGGCCATGAGAGGAGATAGCTATTTTTCTGATCAAGTAGATGACATCAAGGAATATTTTTATTTTGTCAACAAGTATATATTGAAAACAAAAAAAGAACCAGACATGGATTTTTTGTCGGATAGTGATGTTGAATGCCTTGATTCCGCAATATTAAAATGTAAAGATAAATCATTCAAGGAATTGACAATCATGTCACACGACTTGGCGTGGGAAAATACTCAAAAAGATCGAGCGATGTCGGTGAAAGACATACTTCGGGAAATTGGAGATGACGAGGACTACGTGAATTACATCGATAGTCAAGTACAACTAGCAAGATCGTTCAAGTGATGGAATTACCGGAATCATTAATAGAGTCATCAATAACGAGAGGAGTGATACTACATTCTACCGGGTTCGAGAATATAGATCACGGTAAATTTTTCGTTATCATGGGTGTAAACGAGGATAAAGTAGCGGGGTTCTTTTTCATAAACTCGAATGTTCACCGGAGTATATATCAAAAACCAGAACAACTCGCTCTTCAATACCCGTTGAAACGTTCGGATTACAATTTTCTCGATCACGACTCTTTCTTGTGCGCGACCCAAGTGCTAACGTTAAGCAAGAAGTTCTTGTGTAATAGTATCATGCTTGGTGACACGCTGGTGATAAGTAACCTTAGAGATGATCACGTCGAGGAGGTGCTTGAAATGGTTAGAAATTCAAGGGTATTTTCCAAGATTGAAAAGGAACAATTTTTTTACGAGTAACTAACCCTTCCATATTTATATTTTTAGTATCAAGGCGAGTAAATTCTACTCGCTTTTTTCGTGGAATTTGGAATTTAAAGATAATAGTTGTATGTTTATGCCCTCAAAATGGAGGAGACATCATGGAAAAAAAGTCAAAAAACGTTCAGTTCGAGGGAAAATGGGAAGGAGCCAACAAGCAGGTAGAAGTGAAATTATCCCTTATCGTGTTCGAGGATTGCGGTTCCAAGATCGTTTATTGTCCCGCTCTCGACGTGTACGGGTACGGCTCCACGGAAGAAGAAGCGTTGGATTCTTTCAAAATTTGCCTTGGCGAGTTTCTCAAATACACGATAAACAAGGGAACGTTGCATTCCGAGATGGTCAAGATGGGCTGGACGATAAAGAAAAAGAAATTCACGCCCCCGTTGTTCAGCAAGTTACTAAAAGCTAACGAGACATTTAGTAACATATTTAACAATCACGATTTCAAAAAAATAGATCAAAACATTAACATCCCGGCATTTGCTTGATGGGAACGTTGCAGAACATATCAATAGCCTTGTTCCGCAAATTCTTGGAATCGCAAGGGTTGAAAATCATAAGGAAAAAGGGAGGTCACGAGATATGGGCGAAAAGTGGACTGGGAAGAAGTATCGTTCTTCAATCCCACGTTGACCCGGTTCCCGAGTTTATAATTCGTTCTAACTTGAGAACCATGGGATTAACAGTAAAAGAATTCATCTCTTTCGTGGAGCGGAAATCATAGTGTAATTATAATCTAGGGCATTTGTTTGCAAAAGTCCTCTTCGAGGAATACAAGCGGTGGAATTTATTCACCGCTTTTTTCGTGGAATTTGGAATTTAAAGATAATAGTTGTATGTTTGTCTCGTTTTCCGCCAGAAAACAAACACAATATACATTGCAGCGATAGCTATTTTTGTGGCTATTAGTGAGCTATTATCTACATGATATAAGGCTATCACTCCCATGTAGGCTATGGCAGCGATGTTATAGTGTTTCTTGGCGGAAAACTGGGAGGCGATAGCCTTTCTTATATTTATTAATTTCAAATTTCGTTCTACAATGCCAAGAAACAACGAGATTTGTAACGGTGCGAAGTATAGTAACACCCGAACACGTGAATCCCAACGAAAGAGGGAAATCCAAAAGTTGCAACACAAACTTTCCAAGTTGCACGAAGAATTAAGCAAGGAGAAAGAGTACAAGAACAAAGCTTATTACTTCATCCTTAGCACGAACAACTTTAATAGATACGCTGAATTCAGTAAAAAATTTGACGGTTTCACCGCATGGCACGAGGCGTGTGTCGTGAAAATGCAAATGGACGCATTGGGAAGTAAATAATCTAAATACATACAACATGAAAACAAATGTTACACTCACTCGAAAGATGGGTGAATTTGACGTTTTACAAAGAACGTCAGACGGTATGTTTAATGCTACCGAGTTGTTAAAACAATGGAACAAGTCTAGCGGGCAACAAAAGAAACTAGATCATTACTTTGAAAATAAAGCCACGCAAGAATTCATAAATGCCTTGATGATAGAAGAAAAGCTTGATACACGGAATTCCGTGTATGTAAAATCAAGGGCTTCAAGAGGCAGTAATTCAGGCACATGGATGTCCCCGCTTTTATTCATCGATTTTTCAATGTGGCTGAATCCAACATTCAAGGTAAAGGTTCTTAAATTCGTTTACGACCAACTTATCAAGTATCGTAATGATGCCGGAGACGCTTATATTGAAATGTGTTCCGCTATTTCAAAAATAACACCAAGACATATAACGCAAGACACGATCAAAAAAGTTGCCCGTGCCATCAATTACATCGTGTACAACGATCACGAACGAGGCATGAGAAATAAAGTAGGAGAAGAAATACAAACCCGTGAATTGTTAGAGATCGAACGTGATATAACGAAACTCATAAACAAGGGATTTATCACGAATAGTGATCAGTTAATCGGGTATTTAAGAAAAGAATGGAATCAAAAGTGGATTCCTAAAGTTTTGCAAGCATAGTTTTTAAAATAATTATAAATCAAACAACATGGGAAGAAAATACATGGATAAATCAGAAGAGTTTGAATACATCTGCACGTCAGATATGACCTTTGACGAAATTTCCGAATGGGAAAAAGAACACAACGCCGTGAGCGTGGCGTTTGATAACGGTGGATGTCTTGAAATACAATATTGCGAAATGTATTCAGTAGATGAACACGGGATAAGAATTATAGGGACTGAAACACCAACGTTAATGATCTCAACGTGCGACCAAGTGTATGAAAAAGAAGTTTCCGAGATTTGTTCAAGCAAAGAAGAGATATTGAAGTTAAGAAATTATCTTGATAAAATTATTGAAAAATTCAAATAATGTAATAACCCTCCCCGTCTAACCACGGGGAGACAAATGAATAAAATATGACACGGAAAGAATTATGCAAGATCATAGCCGACACGTTGTACGGTTGTGATTGTTCAAAAAAATACACGGACTACTCACCAGAGGCAGACGGGAAGGTGTGTAGAATACTCCGTGTGATGGATGAATACATCGCTAGCGATGTGTTAAAGAACAAGGAATTGACAGTTCAAAAGATAGATTTACAAGGTCAACCGTTTTTCCCTACCCCGACGTGTCCTTCTTGCGGGAGTAAAGGGTACACGATAAGTAGTAATTCTGCTGGGAACATACGTTGTAGTAAGTGTGGGAAGTATTTTTTCTTTATTTTTAGTAGGAGTTTATAGCATGGAAAAAGGAATTTTATTTTCAATAGGTGGCTTGATAATGGTCATCGGTTTAGTGTTTTTGATTGTAACATCAAAAAACAAGTCAAGTATTTTTACTTTAAAATTCGGCTTGTTGATTTGCGTATTTTATATCATGTTAGTATCCATGTGTTTATTAATTGGTAAAATGATCATCAATTAAACTTTTGAAACATGGAATTAAATGAATTAAGAGACAAGGCTTACAAGATAGCACGTGAACACGGGTTTCACGAAGAAGAGTTTAGTGATGGTCACTATCTAATGTTAGTTATATCGGAGTTATCAGAGGCGGTTGAGGCTGACAGGAAAGGGTTGATGAAGAGTTTTGCGGCTCTATCCGAGATGTAACGTGTGCTGATTGCATTAATAAAATTACCTATATCAGATCATTAAAATAACAGTATGAGCAAAAATACAAATACAGAAAATCCAAAGCCTCGCAAAGTAACCATTACGTATCCCGAGTACGAGGCTATACGCTACGGGATGAATGAAATAGATAATTTAATCATGTCCGGGGATGCTTCCAAAGAAGCTGTTGAATTGGCTAAAAAGCATTACGACAGTTTGAAGAAATTGGTCAATAAAATAATTAAGTAAAAAAATAATTTGAATCATGGACACGAAACTAACGATTGACGAGATAGAGCTTGATAGCACGGATAAAGCGATTGACTGGGAGCAACGCAGGTACGAGATAGCGAAAGATGCTCTAACCGGGATTATAGCAATGGAAAGTATCCCCGGTGCTGATCCTCGTCATTATGTTGACGAGGATGTAAGTAGAGCGATAGAATATGCTGACGAGTTAATTAAGCATCTTAAATCTAAATAATTATGCAAGAATACATTTGGGCGCAGGTAGTTAAAAACGACTACAAACAAAATAGATGAAGGTCAGATTATTACAGTATCTGATTGGTGTTTACTTAATACAAAATAATCATGGAAGAATATAAAGTAGGCGAAGTGTTCCAATTCGGGAAAATTAAACTGAAATGCGTGGAAGCTCCAAGCGATTGTACTGGATGTTTCTTATTAAGCTTTGCGTATTGCATATCATGTATTGGAGAATGTAATTGGAATAAAAGATCGGATCACAAGAACGTGATATTTATTGAATTAAAAGAAGAGAACAATGGCAGTATCTCAAAATAATCAATACAACATGAAAAAATTCGAGTACAAGGTGTTAACATTCGGTTATGGCATGATACCGGACGAGAAACGGTTAAACGAGCTTGGACAATCCGGTTGGGAGTTAACCGGGATGATTGTTGATAGTGAAAAGAAAATCAGTAACTTCTTTTTCAAGAAAGAGGTAGATCAAAAACAGGTTAAAACAAGATGAAATGAGACTTCGAATTGCAAAAAAGGTTCTAAACTTCGGAGCTAACGCAAGATTCCGCAAGAATTACATGAGAAAGAAATACTTGAAAGTAAGATCCCCACGGTATCGTATCGTGGATGGGGAACAAAGATTGGTCTTTCCTTCATTACACGACATTCCAATCATAAGGGCGGCGTGGAGAAAAATTAATAAACGCTACAATAAATACAACAAATGAAACACTTAAAGATGACTGAAACGAATTAAATAGAATTGTAAATGAACATTGAACAATTACACATAGGAATGACAGTGATAGAAGTATCGCCATTCGGAAGAGAAACAATCCCCATGCAAGTGGTTGGGATTTTTCAAGATGGCACGGTATACCTTGATTTTGAAGGCAACGAGGGAGACGTGTGGGAAGTAAACATTAAGGACTTGAAATTAACAAAAGAACGAGATGAAAAGAGTGTACAAGATCGAAACCAAGGGTAGCTTGATTACCCTCTACCGGAGAAGGCTAGGAATCCTCTGGTTTACCGTCGAATCCCGTCAATTTTACTACTCGCAGCACAGGATTAAAATAATGTGGGAGTGGTTCGCCAAGTACGGGAAGGAGAATTTTATATCCGACAAGTGTTATTAAAATATTTTATATCTTTGCACCACGGCACGTGAAGGTGTGCCACGAAAATATTACGAACTAGTTCATTGTTCAGCAGAAATCGCCAGTTTCAAATTTGAACAATCAAATGAGCTAGTTGGGCTTCCTATACGGTGGCTTGGCTAGTAGTTTGATTGTTAGGTCTCTGGCGATTCCTTGCTGACAGCGAACGTTAAGCCACTTTTTTATGGATAACGAAACAAAACAAGTTATAATCGACATATCGCCACTCGTGATTAGCGAGAGGTTCGATATATGGTACTTGTTAGAAGTGCCTGTTGATCCCGCTCTGGTTTTAGAGAAATACCCACCATGTAACAATTAAACGTACCATGCTAGATGTGCTGTGTGGCGAGTGATGCAAGTTAGAGTGACAACGTGGCGGCTTCTGGAAACGGGGGCCGCTTTTTTTATATAGACTAATTTTAAATTTATAATCAAATAAACTTTTGTTATTTGCTATCGTATAATATACCACTATATGAAAGTAGCATTGGATAATAAAATAAATTTGCTATATTTGATAAATGATTATACATTTGCGCACCAATTTTAATAATATATTATGGAAAGCGTTGCATTACAATATATTGTAGATAATTGGCCTACATTTGCCATCATCATTATCGTTAGCATCACGTGTTGTTTACTTATGAGAAGATTCACGAAATGGGAGGACAAGCACAATAATATGCATAATGACAACGACAAGGAACACGAAAAACTTATTGAGCTAGTTAATAAAGCTCTATTAAAAATTGACACCCTTGAAAGATTCCTTATAAAAAGAGGTGGGGCTGACTATGATGAGTTCACCAGAATGAATAGCCCTAGACAACTAAATGAAAAGGGACGTAAATTATTTAACGAGAGTGGAGCAAACGATTTCTTTGAAAACAACAAGCAACCTCTACTTCGTTTGTTAAATTCTGAAATATCAGAAATGAGAAACAAAACAGCATTAGATGTTGATTCTTGTGCGGCAAGGATATGTTTCAGTGTATCTAACAATAAAGATTTCAAAAAAATCAAAGATTTCGTGTACACTCATCCAGTATTTGAAGGCACGAATATAACCATTAACACTATTGCTATGTTAATGGGTATCGAGTTAAGAAATGAATACTTGAAATTGCATCCAGAGATAGATCCGATGTCTGAATAAAATATTTTAGCATCAAAGTGATACATGAACTTTTAAAATACTGCCAATAACCTAAAATTAAAATTTATGGAAGAAGAATATATCGAGGATGATAGTATTGACTCTGGAATCTCTATTAAACTTGGGAAAAGAACGGATAGTTTTGAGATGCTAGAAAGATTGTGCAAAGAAGAAGCTGAAAAATTACGGGCAACCATCGAGGTTCCTGATCACGGGAAGGTTTCGATTCCTTTTTTGACTGCTTACCAGTTCTCCGAACTTATCGGGGTAGCTTATTTTAGCAAGGACAAAAATGGAGAGGTTGTATACGAGCTAGATTTCTCTGAAACGACGTTATAAACTATTTTTATTAGATAATAGTCTAAAAGAAAGTGAATCAGGATTGCTGTCTTTAATTCACTTTCTTTTCATTTGCCCCAAAAAATAAAGGGGCATCCCGCCCCTCTAACACGTCTCCAATCGTGCCACACTTCAAGTAACTGTTTAACCGCTTTCAAACGATAGCGAGCATCTCCGCTATGATTATAGCAGCGACCCCGGCGATACACTCGTTATCCAGCAAGTCCATTAAATACACTAAATTAGCATCGTTTTTCATGGAGCGTGTTTTTCAAGTTTTACATCTACAAATTTCCCTCTCTATATCTTTGTCGTGATTACAACAGGTACACAGGAACATCTTGTTCACCGGGAACAACTCCCTCCGGATCTCCCCGGACAGGTAAGCGACATCCTCCCCGCCTGTTTCTAACCCGAAGGCTTTAGCAACGTGGTCGGTAAAGTGTCTCAACTCGTGCGAGAAAGAGTTATCGAACTCTGCCGGACTTGACCACGTCCCGATAACCATCACCGTTTCACGCAGGGCGTTATTCGAGTAAGTGAGACCCGTGTTCAACCTGCATGAAGACATGTTCCGGTAGGCTCGTTCGAGATTCTTCCTAGGACACTGGATAGCTTTTAACTCGTCGATTATATCACGGGTGTAATAGCAATCCACGGCGTAGAACACCCTCAAGTGCCAGTCGTAACGGTCGATATACAGGTCTTTCACTATCATCGGTTCAATTTCGCTAGTTGTTTCTCCAATCTACGCCTTTGCGCTCGATTTAAAACACTTTTATCAATGTTTCGAGCGAATCCCTTGATCATGTCGAGATCGTCTTCAGGCATCGATTTAATGATACTCTCCGGGCATTCCCCACGAATGAGGCGCAGTATGTATTTCAATCCCTTCATAGTATCTCGTCCCATTCCACCGGTTCCCCGGCGGCCACCATCGTGGCGTACCACCTTCTCATCGTCGTTCCATCGGCGGCATCGGGATCGTCGATAACGTCTTTCACGTGAAGGGCCAGATGCTGCTCGTCCTTTATCGAGGAGCCTAGGAAATCCGCCTTCGCCATGTCAGCGACGTACAAATAGTCGAGCCCGGTGGCATTTTCTAGCTTGACACCGTTTCTTGACAACATCTCGTCAACTTGATCCTTCGTGTAAGGATCTATCTTTTCCATCTTCCCGGTTGCCGGGTTCTTTTTCTTCATCTTGGAGGCAGCGTATTCTACCGCCTTCTTGTTGAAATGCCACCCGTTGTTTCTCAAGTAAGCCTTCATCTCCCGTGGCATATCGTCGTACACGTCTAAAGCTGGTCTACACATCGTAATTAATTTTAAAAGGAGGCGAGATGACCCGCCTCCCGGTTAAACACTACCGGTAACGTGAATACCTGCCGGTTCCACGAACACCCCTGCGATTCCCGTAACTACCACGACCGGATCCGCCGCCGTAACCGCCACGTTCTCCCATGTCATCGTAATCCTCGTCATCGTCCCAGCGTTCACCCATGCTTTCACCGTTGGAAAGTTCTTCAAGGCACTGCATCAGCTTGCCCCCGTAACGAACCATTTTTTCAGCGTAGTCGGACATTTTCTCGACCTTGCTCTCTGATATTTCGATCATAACCATTTAACTTGTTTTTTTACTGTTACTACTACCGTTTAAAGCTTTCGACAGCATCTCTCTTATATCCGTCAGCGTGCCTTCCATGCCGGAAACCTTTTGTTCCAGCTGCCCGATTTTCTCTTCTTGCGCTTTCTCTTTAGCGAGTTGCGGGTTTAACACCTTTAGCATGTCATCACAAGAGGCTATGACGCTTTCATGATAAGGGATGCTCTCTAGCACTTGCTTGCTCGTTCTTAGCATCGCTTCAACCTCTGCGTTCATCGCCTCCCTGCTCTCGGATACCACGACACCGCTAGAACCGAAATTGGCGATAGACAAGGTTGCCGGGAGTTGCTTGAACTCCATCGTTTCCTCCCCGACCTTCACCGACACGTCAACTACCGTTTCCACGTTTTGCCCGAAGGCTTGACCCGGCACGAGTTGTCCGTACTTGGGTTGCGGGTTACTCACGGAAACCACCTGACCGACCTTCAAACTGGGATTGTCGCCTTTTTGAAGGATGTAAAATATATTCTGTTGTCTTAGACTTTGAAACATGATTAATTAACTCTTTAACAAGCGGGATAACTCCCGCTTTCGGTTCTACACTACTCCTGTCAAGATTTGCAAGGTGTTACTGCCGGACTCGTAATAACACAGGTAAATACCCGTTCCCGTTATGTCCGAGGCCGTCACGTTGGCACCCGCTATCGTCGTGAGGTCTTGAGTCGTCCCGTTCGTGTCGAAAACCACCGGGAGCGTTCCCGTGGTGCCAGCTGGAACGGGTTGTGCCAGCTTGAAAAGGATCAAGCCACTGAAAGGAGCGGACAGGAAAGGGTGATTACGGAACGAGAAACGCACGTTGGCGGTTCCTACCGTAACTCCCGTGCTTTCAAGCCTCGGGATCCCGTTCTTGTTCGCCATTATGAAAGGATTTATAAATGCCATAATACTTGTTTTAATAGATTATTACTATATTTGCACCGGGATAGATGAGAGTAATTAACTCATTGACAAGAGGTATGTCAACGCCTCTTCCCTTATTTTCAATGTTGACATCATTAATCAAAAGTTGACAATGACAAACAAAGAATTTCTCAAGAGTATTTCCCTTGACGGGGAAGAATGGCGTTTTATTAATGGAACGATGGGATATTTTGCTGTATCAACCCATGGTAGAGTTGCCTCTATGTCACATTTAGTTAGTGGAGGTAACAATAATAGCTGGATGACAAAACCACATGTATTGACCACGCGTACTAATCGTGGTGGTTATTTAAGGGCCCGTCTGGTATCAAAACACGGTATAGACATTACAAAATTAGTACATCGTCTTGTTGCAGAAGCGTTTATTCCTAATCCTAATAATTATCCATTTATAGACCATATTAATGGAGATAAAACCGATAATTCAGTAAATAATCTCCGATGGTGTACACGATCAATGAACATGCTTAATCCCGTAACACGTGTTCGCAATTCAAAAGCAAGAACTGGTAAAAAACCTCATAATTGTAAGCCTATTGTTCAGATAAAAAATGGTGTTGTTATTGCCACTTTTGAATCTGGAGGTGAGGCTTGCAGGGCTTTAAACCTTAGTAGTGGTACATTATGGGACTGTTGCCGTAACCAAAAGCATACATACAAAGGGTATAACTGGATGACACTATCGGATTGGGAATCCTCTCATCAATAAATCAAAGAACTCTTTATCTACTCCTAATTAGGCATTATCCCCATAACCCTCCATTAGGAAGATTGTTAAACCCAATCCCGTATTGAGCAGCCACGCAAGTCGGGACGCCAACAATCGGGCTGTAAGGTATTGTTACTGTTTCCGGAGCTTTACACTCGATCTTGGCTAATCTTGCCGATAGATCAGCGAGTGCAGCATTTGCGGGGGCAACCGCCGAACCAATCATCTGACCAAATTGCGCAGTTTGATGTTCTTGTGAAAGTTGTCCTGCAAGTGCAGTGCTACGAGCTCTTTCCGCGTCAAGTTTGGTCTGCATTTCACGCATTTCTAGCTGGCAGAACCTGTCGTTAATGATCTGTGTTTGAGCGTCAATTTTGGCAGCGATCACGTTTGCGTTGCTTGTTGCATTTTGTACAATCTCCTGTGTCTGTTGAATTGTACGTAACTGCCCCTCGTACCCTTGTGTAGTCACGAGGTTTTTCAAGTCGCAGCAACAAGAAGCGATCTGTTGGGCGATCTGGCAATTCCCTTGCTGGATGGCGTTGATGATCTGCATGGAGCTTTGTCCGACTTGATTGCCAACTTGCTGAACTTGAGACATGACACCGTTGATGGCTTGCTGGATTTGTCCCACCGAGCAATTCAAGTTGGTTGCCAGCGTGTTGATGGCTTGCCCGTTACCTTGGATGGCGGACATCAGCAATTCTCTACCGTTGTCATTGTTGATAAGGTTCGGGATGGCACCTAATCCACCGTTCTCGCCGTTTCCTCCCCAGAGCCCGCCACGTCCCATGAGCGGGAAGAGGAAAAACAAAAATATAACCCAAAGGAACCAGCCTCCCTCGCCACCGAATCCACCGTTTCCACGGTTGTTCATGGCTAAAAGCAAGTTCGGGTCAAGCCCGTTTTTCTGGAGAAGCGGGGCAAGCATACCCAGCATCCCGTTTCCGCTACCTCCTTCGTTCGGGAATACAAAAGTTTTAGTTTCACTCATATTCTTGAAATTTATAATCGCCCGGCACCATTACCGGGTATCACAAATTTCAGTTATAACTAGTTGCTAATTAAATTATTGGTTGCTAGTTCGTTTCTTATTTGTTGATAATTCGTTGACAAGATGAAAGAATTCCTCTTCCTGTCGTTGAACGTGTTCTTGAGCTTGTTGACACCTTGACGTGTTAAACAAGTGTACCTTGATATTAAAGTATCGGTAAATCCAAGCTCGGATAATAAATTTATCAAAATACTTCTAGCGTCAACGCATTCCTCTTTCTTGCTATGTATTAAATCGTTACCGTTTATCCCGGTTTCCTCGGAGACTATTTTTACCACCTGATTAAAAATTTTTTCCATTTTTCCTGTTTTTAATGTAACAAAATAAAAATCCCGCCGTAAGATTAACCGGAAGAAGTCTTACAGCAGGATTTAATGGGTGGTACTATTACATCAGGGAAGTGAGCTTCTTCCTTTTATATTTTTATCAGCTTGAGTTTACGTAGTATTTTAAGGATGGACGGCACGCTTAAGCCCGCCAGAAGGATAACGAGCCACCATAACGATCTCGGGACACGATATTTCTCCTTGATCACTTCAACAGGGTAAGGCTCACGTATCGTGTCTTGACGGTAAAACGTATCTCTAGCGTACACTTCCTTGTAAACGGTGCGCCACCTGTCTTTAAACACGGTATCGCCTTTCACGATCATGAACACGCTATCCCGAACGTGAACGCTGTCAGTCTTGAAACGGTCAACATATTCAGTCCTCGTTTCAGTCGTTTTAACGGGGATGTACTTCACGCTCTTACAACCCGACATCAACAAGATCATTAAAAGTATCGTTGGTTTCATGCTTTCTATTTTTTACTTCGACTTTACAATACTCGGCGTACTCGTTGTAAGTTGCGAACTCGTCCGGCTTTGAATCCCTTTGTCTTAGGATTGCTAGCTCTTCCGATAGGGAATATCTCTGTCGGATCATGCTATTCACCTCTTCATTGTAGTTAGTTCCCGTTTCTTCCGGTATTTCATCAACTTCCTCGAATTTACCGGCTGTATCACCCGGTAACAAGGTAGATCGTTTGAAATAAGATTCCGTGCCAAGCCGATGAACGAACTTGCCGGAATCGCTGTACACTTCTTTGCTCGTGATCTGTATCATGGTTTCTATTTTTAAGCGGTTGCGAATGTTATCTGTTTAGCTGCTGCGGTCTCGATCAAGGCGTGCCAATCTACCTGCCCCTCGTCTTGAATCTTGTCGTAGACATCTGCATGAACGGTAACCGTGATTGGTGATGTGTTGGCGGCGTTAGTGATCAGGTATTGCAATGATTCAAGAGAAAGCAATGGAGAATTAGAGAATGAAATATTGTCCTTTAAATTCAATATTAAAATTTTTTCTAATGCTCTACAGGCTGAAAAAGTATTTAAAAATTTATTATTATATGATTCAAGTGATGTTACATTTAAAATGCTTTTGATTTCACGTAATTTAATACAATTAATGAACGCATAGTGAATTCTACTTGGGGAAAAATTATCTCCATCTCTTGCGCCAAAAGCAACAACTTCTAAATTAGTACAATTAGCAAAAGCTGCGTGGCAATCGATATTTTTATACCCCCCTCTATTTAAAAATGGGAAATTTGTCCTAATAGAAGAAGCGTTTAAAACGGAACATAAATCAGTAACTCTTTTGGTTGGATTCGTTTGAACATAAATCTCTCTCATCTGCTTCTCCGTTATATCCGTCAACCCGTTCAGCTCGTAGAAGCCTGTATTTTGATTATAAACAGCACCGGCGGCAACGTACAAGGCACGGTTTCCTTGCTGGGTGTTGAGAACGGTGGTGAGGTCTTGGATGTCGAAGGATCTTATGACGTACTTGGATTCGTTATTTTTATCGAAAGTTATTCCGATGCTCGTGATCCCCGTGAAAACAAAATTTCCACTTACCGCGACACGGGGAGAATTATGAATAACGTTATCATTTTCATCAAATAATACAAGAGTGGAAACATTACCACCCGTGAATAAAATATTTAATTCATACACTTTAGAGGGATCAACCGTTAATTTTTGATACGCGTATCCTCCACTTGTGCTTGGCACTAAATTTCCATTTACATCATAATACGATCCATCGGTAACCTGTTTCTCATCAGCCCCAACCGCACCTTTTACCGCCAGTTTCCCCAGCAACCCGCTCATGTCGTACATGTAATCGTTCACCCTTGACAGGAGACCCGATTGCGCCGTCTTTATCTCGTTCACCGTTCCCGCCACGTTGTCCCCTTGCTGCTTGGCGTAATTGGCTTGCTCTGTGGCGTTTGAAGTTGCCGTTTCCGATTCGGCTTTCAAGCGATTGAACTCGGTAACACGTCCTTCTTCTGCTTTTACACGGTTCGTCTCGGATTCTTTTCGTGATTGCTCGTTCGTGTCACGGGTGTTTTCAGCCGTTTGGCGTTCGATCTCTTTCTCGACACGGGTGTTTTCCGCTTTCACCCTGTTGCTTTCCGATTCAACCCTCGATTGCTCGGCTTTTACCCTGTTATCCTCGGCACTCGCCCTGCCAGTCTCTGCCTTTTTTCTAGCTTCCTCGTTGCTGGCACGGGTATCCTCTGCACTTTTTCTCAGGCTCTCGGATTCTTTTCGGGCATTCTCGCTGGAAACACGTGTATTCTCGTTATTGATTCGCTGTTGCTCGTTTGCCGTCACCGCTTTATCAAGGGTATCCAAGGCGTTTATCATGTCGCTTGCCGGCTTCTGCAACTCTTTTATCTCCTCCGGGGTGAAATCGGAATACTCGAAAGCCTTACCACGGGAAGGTTTCCCCGTGTCAACGTCCCCGATCCACCAGTTGCCGTTCTCGCCGATAGACGGGGTTAAGCCGTCTTTCCCCTCTGCCACGATCCCCGTGTCCTCGATACCGATCATCCAGCGTTTCGTTTCCGGGTCTATCCTCGGTGTCACCCCGTCTTTCCCGTCCCTGTTACGCTCGATAATCCCTTTCAAGTTGATGGATGGAGATTCACTCTCGAAACCGGCGTCTTCCTTGCAAGTCAAGTCAACGAGAATGAAAGCGTTGCAGAAGTCAAGGTAGAACTTGTCAATACCGGTCACGCTAGCCTCGTTCAGCTTCTCGTAATACAGGTGAACCTCGTACTGCCCCGAGGTAGCGTTACCGCCGCCAACGAACTCGAATTCAATAATGTTGTCGTGTATCGTTAGAGGGGGAGATACTTGATAACTGCTGTACTTCCGGTTTATCGTCAATTTCACGTTTCTAGCGTCAGTGAAGTCCTCCGGCTCGTCGTTCAGCCGGTTCACCGTTATCTTGAAAAATATGTTTTTGCCTACCCTTATTCTCATGTCACATCTTTATTATAACGTTACTTCTTTGCACCCCGTCAAGCTTTAACGACACGTGAAGGAAATTCTGTTTCCGGTAAAGTATAGCCTGGTCGAAGGGGATATTGTTATTCTCTAACGCCTCAAGAATATCTGCCGCCTTACCGTCTATACTTAAATCTGCCGCCTCGCCTTTCTGGTGTTGCGACGTGGGTACACCGCCCACCGCCTTGTTCAGCTCCGGACACCTGTATCCCGAATTAACATGGATTGGAACACCTAGCTTGTCCCGCAAGGGCTGTATCGTCCGGCTAACCAGTACACGTAACGCCGCCAGTTCTTTTTCTCCCGGCTCGTTTGTTATCCCTAGTTCTTTAGCCTTATCACTCCTTGTGAACTCCTCTAGGGTAAAATTCTCGCTTAATTTCTCGTTATTCATCTTTAACCTCTATTATGTCCGCCTTCTTGGCGAATAATTTGAAAATGTTGATCTTGACCTTCTTCCCGTGAGCCTCGAAGTAGTTCCCGTAACAACTGTTTATCTCGCAACCGTACACCACCAGCAAAACGATAGAGGGCAAGATCGGCACGTCAAAAGGTATCCCGAAGGCTTTCCCCATCGCCCCGGCCACGAGTATCCAGCACAGGTAATCGATGATCTTGTTGGCAGTGCGGCGTATCGCCCTAGACGGGCGTATTACCTCCCCACGTGCTTTAGCCGCTAGTATACCGAAACGAAGGTCAACGATGATCAGTATGAAACCTAGCAACAAGAACCACTTCAACGGCTCCATGAAGTCAAGAAGGTTGCTCATGATCGCCGCCATGAACCCGCCTATCACGTTTCTCTCTTCCATGACTATTCCGCTTTAACGTGCTTGTCACGAAACATCTTGACCCAGTATCCCAGCACCACGCCGCAACCGAAGGAAATAACACTCGTCAACGACACCCAAGCCGGGACTACCTTCACGAAAACGATCAACGCCACCACCGATATGGCAACGATCAACCAAAAAATTTGCTTCTTCTTCATGATATTTAAATTTAAGATATACCTTTGTCTCGGGGTTACAAGGTAGCCTCTTGCATAAGCGGGGTCTGTTCCGAGACGGAACGCCCCTTTTTTATTTCATGCAACCCCGGATTGCGTCCGTTAGCTTGTTCGTGAAAAAATCGCTGTCAAGCAACCGTTCAAGCAATTTCCCCTCGTTCTCGTCTAGCTCTACCTCGCCATCTGACTTGTAAATTTTCTCCGCCAGCAACTTGTAACCGATACCGTTCGCCCCGGAGTAAATTAATTCCCCTACAGCTTCTCTTGTATCCATCTCTTTCACCTCGCCGGAAAGGCTCGTGAGTTTCAGTTTCTTGAAATTGATTTTGATTGTTTTTTCCATGGTCTTTTATTTAATTATTAATTCCAATCTATCCAGTTCACGGGTAAGTTCCCAATGATCCACGTGGTATCACTGACTTTAAATATCAAAGATGGATCTTGGTTATGAGAGTTTACCTGTTGATACGCGTTACCCCTCCGTCTAAAACGATCCGATCCACTCAGCTTGATGTAATAATAGCCTCCAGCGGTTGTTGTATGTGCTATAATAAACCAGCTCCCGATAGGCAAACCGGAAGACACGCTAACCACTGGATTACCAGTTATGGGAGTTAAATAAATGAAATGTCCAGAGTCAGCAGTTATGGTAACCGCACCGCTTCCAGTATAAGTAACCACGTTGTCAAAGTGAATTTGGCCTTTCATTTTCATGAAATTACCAGCAGCCATGTTAAGATTACCATTGTCTATATCGACGTCTCCCTTTCCTACTTTTATAGCTATATTTCTTGAATCCAAGACACCAGAAGCTCCACTACAATAAAAATATGATAGTATGTTATCTAAATTACCAGATCTCGTTTCTTCCAATCTCAATAACGTGGATTGAGCCGTGGATGACGGATAAACGCTCGTGCCAAGAGCCGCAAATCTGCTATCCCCCGAGTTATCGCTTTTAAATTTAACTACAAAATTGTATAAAGACATACCATTCCCAACTCCCCCTGTCCCAAAAATACTCCCGATCCGATCATCCGTGATATCGAAACCCCCAATCTTATTTGTTGATCCAAGTTGAAGTATCGTCTTTCCTCCAACCACTCCCTTCAATCCCCACTCGCTAGAACGCTGGAACATTTCCATGTAATTATTATTGTCCTTGTACACGTTGAACCCGTAATTATTCGTCATGGACTGCATGGCTATTCCAGCACCACCAGTGCCGAATTTCGCCCCGGAGTACAATAGGGTGGATTCCATTTTAAAACCGCCAACGCTACCGAGCGTGAAATTTAACTCTCGCCCGATAAGCTTGTCAACCAGAGCGGTGTCCGCCACCAGCGTCTCCACGTCAATCAATTGCGTGTTAATGTACGCCCCCTTGATTATCGTTTCGCCTTTCGAGGCGTTCTCTACCATCTTGTCAAAATTACTATACCCAAGTTGCTGTGCGAGGTCATCCTTGGCGTTGTACTCGATGTCCCCGTACCCGTCGGCGGTCATGTCGAAAACAGTGGCGTAGTCAACGAACCACTCTAGGGGGTCACTCCCCGGCTTCACCGGGCCGGAAAGGCAAAGGTAATTCATCGTGCTAAAAGTACCCGTGCTACCGCAAGTCTCCTTGAAAATGTAAGTCTCGTATTTCCCCGTTCCCGCCATCGATGTTAAAAGCTCCTGCTTGGAACCTGTCCCGTGTGCGTTATGATTGTTTTTAAGCGTGTACCCGACTGGAATCTTGGCACTAACTTTAACGATGAACACGGCGTTAGCACGGGATTTATTGCCAAAATAAAAACCTCCAAGGTGGCTGGTAGTCGTTCCCCCGTACGCTCTAATGTACAGGCACCAGTCCGATTCCGAGTACGGGGAACCCGCTAGTTTTTCCTTTATTTGGGCCGCCTCGG